TTTGACAAACTCCAACGACTGGTGTTCGATATTACTGAACGTGGCTCGTTCAAGGTCGGCGATTAAATGCGGCGGCACTCGGAAGATTCTGCAAATCTCGTTGACAGAAAACTTGCGTACTTCCAAGAATTGTGCCTGTTCCGGCGAAATGGTCACCGCCGAAAACTTCGCACCGTCCTCTAAAATGGCGATTTTGTTAGCGTTTACCGCCCCTTGATGTCCCGCGTTCCACGCATCTTTGACACGCTTGATGTCCTTCACCGTGCCGGGGAATTCGAGGACACCACCGGGGTTCGCACCGTTGGCGAAAAACTTCGAGCCGTACTCCTCCACCGCCAACGCCGAGCCGATTGCCTGTTTCGCAACCGCAATCGGGGAATAACCCACAATGCCGTCAAACGACAGCCCCGGTATATGCAGAACGTCCCATTTCCGCAGTTTGACTTCGCCTTTTTCGGAATAGTAGGTGTAGACGATTTCACTGCTGTCTTTGTCGCGGTCGACCGACATATTGCTCGGAAGTAACGGGTAGAGTTCAACTGGATAACCCCGACCGTCACGGATAATCTGAGCGTAGGCGTTTCCGTAAAGCAGAATGTGACTCATCAGCGTTTCTCGGAAAATGAAACTCGTCATTTCGGCATTCGGTGCTTTGGAGAGCAACCGAAAAGCCGGATGCGTGACTGCCGCGATTTTCCCATGCTCTGATTGCTTTGAATCTCTGCGGTAAACCCGCAACGGCAGACAGGCGAGGCTTTCCGACAATACACGAACGCAAGCATAGACGGCGGTAATTTGCATCGCTGTCCGCTCGTTCACCCGCATTCCGCTTGATGTGTTACCGCCGAATAATTCCCAACTACTGAAACCGCCGCTCGGTCGGTTCTTGGACGGTTTATCGCGGGAATTAAACAGATTTTTGAATAATCCCATATAGGTCTCCTTAAAAATTGGCATGAAAAAAGCACCGTTTTCACGATGCTTTCTATTTATTTGTGCTTTGTTCTAAGCAACTATTCCCTCTGCAATTACGTTTTGACCTTCGTATAAAGAGAATCTGTTTCCCGTTCGCAGAAGCTCATGTGGTGCGTTATCAACCAAAAATGAAACATCGGCTATAGATTTTCTGCCTTCAATAGAAGTGTTGAAAACCTCCGCACTCCACAATGTCTCGCCGGATTGCTCCGACTCGAACACGATAATGGGACAGTACCGCATACCGACAGGCAGTATATTTTTTCTGCCGCCGTTTTCAACAGATGTCCAGTTAATTTGTGCTTTTACTGTTTTTTTCATATCAACCTCAACCCCCTCACGATTTTATTCAATAATGCCGCGTCAGCAGCATACGCAGAACCGATATTGTCTAACGATTTCAAAAAGAACATATATTTCAATGATTCTTTCAACACCGTTATTTCTATGATTTTATAAACGCCATCGGGGTAAAACCAGTTTCCCCATTCTACTGCGTGTTCATGACAGGTCGCAAACCATTTTTTATCCATCGCCCATTCATATGGGACAAATTTATTGTCGTTTTCAAGAATACTAATATACTCCGCTTCACACACGGCGCGAAACAACTTTACTTCTTCAGCAGATACAGATAAATCGTCAAATTGTATATCTTCATATCCGGCACCTTCACCCGTACCTAATAACACTTTTTCACCCCGCATTGATTTGCTTTATATCAGCATTATAGCACTTTTTTATTATTTTGTCAACGCTTAATTCTTGAATTTTTCATATAAATTCAATCCCTCCCTCATGCACTTTCTTTTCGGGAACACTGCGGAGAGTTGCCCTCGCAAGCCCCATGACGAGTGCAACCACGCCGTCAATCCGCTCGGTCGATTTCTTCTTACTCGGCTTAATATTATCGGCGGCATCGGTTTCCATTCTGACGTTTGCCATATTCCAGTCAAGAACAGGATGTTTGCCGTGGCGAATCCGCCCCTCAAGCACAAACTGATACAAGTCTTTACTCGGCGGTGACATGGAAATATATCCCTGTCCAAACGGCACGACCTCGAAACCGTTCTCAGCACCGAGTTCTTCTAAATCACGCCGCATTCTGTCCGCACCGTAGCGGTCATAGGCGAGTTCAATAATGCGAAACTGCTCCGACAACTTGGTAATCAGAGCGGTAACATAATCGTAGTCGACAATATCACCCTCGGTGGTATTGAATACGCCCATTTTATTCCACACCGCATAGGGGACATGGTCACGCCGAGTGCGTAAATCAATGACCTCTTCGGGTAACCAAAAGTAAGGCAGAATCGTGTACTTGGTATCATCTTCAGTCGGAGGGAACACAAGCACCAACGCCGTCAAGTCCTGTGTTTTTGATAAATCAAGCCCCGCGTAGCAGTCCCGACCTTCAAAGTCGGCGATGTCGAAGTCCTCGGCACATTTGTCCCATTTATCCATCGGCATCCAACGCACATCGGCGTTCGTCCACTCGTTGAGTCGAAACTGCCGAAAGTGCATCTCCTCGGCGGGGTTTTGTTTTGCCTGTTCGTGTGCAGCTTTCACGTCCTCGTAGGAAATCGTCACCCCCATTGACGGATTCACCCGCCACCACACTTTCTCGTCTTCCCAATTATCGCCCTCCTCCATACCGAAGACGGCAGGGTAGAAGGCGGGGTCGATTTTCGTACCGTCCAGAACCGCATTCGCCTTTTGGTGGATTTCATAACAGATTGAGGCACGATTCCTTCCGGCGGTCGTGATGAGAAAGTAGAGAGGCTGTTGCCGCGCATCGCCTGTGAATTTCGTCATGGTGTCGTATAACTCGCGGGTTTGTTGAGCGTATAATTCATCGAAAATAAGTCCCGACACATTGAAACCCTGCTTGGCTTTGGTCTCGCTTGACATGACTCGGTAAAAACTGTTGTAAAGCGGGAACCTGATACTTTTCTGCGAAGGCACGAGTTTTGCGACCTTGTTTAGATTGTCGCTCATTTCCACCATTTTCAAGGCGGTATTGAACACGATTCGAGCCTGTTCGGTATCGGCGGCACAGGAATACACCTCCGCTCCCGCCTCGCCGTCCGCGAATAAGAGGTACAGAGCAATCGCCGCCGCCAACTCCGATTTACCGTTCTTCTTGCCGATTTCGACATACGCAGTGCGAAACTGGCGAAAGCCGTCCTTGTTGACGATGCCGAATATGTCCCGCACAATTTGCTCCTGCCACGGAAGGAGACGGAACGGCTGCCCCTCCCACTTGCCTTTGTGATGGCAGAGGTTGTCGTGAATAAACTCCACCGCGTAATCGGCGCGGCGTTTATCGTAGTGCGATGTCGGGAGCATGAGCGGGGTTGGTTTGTATTTGAAGTTTGACATGATGATTTCCTTATAATAAAAGTAAGGAACAGCCCCCCGTTTTTGGAGTGGCGTTCCCTGCGGTATATTTGGTTTGTGTTTACGACATCTTTTTCATACGGAGTCCGTGAAAGCTGTGTCCGAAACCTAATGAATTATCGCGTTCGATTTCATGTTCATACTTACCGACAATCTCCCAACCGCCGTCTAAAAGGCAATGCAGTGTAGCCATCAACCCCGATGATTTTTCGCAAAGGTTGAATTCGGCGATTCCCGCCTCATCTAACACTTTCATGAATACATCCATGTTTTGTGCGAATGGTGTTTCCTCTACGGTTAAGGTTTCAAGTGCGTGTTTCTTCGTCAATTCGTATGCGTGAAGTGCCTCGTAAACACCTCTTGCATATTCGGTCTTGTTCGCGGTAATGTCGGAGATTATGTCTTCGATATATTCATTGTAAAAAACATTATTGCTCATTTTCCTATTTTCCTTAAACTTCTTTGTGTTTTTCATGGTTTGTGTACGAGTTCAATATACCCGTTCCCACGGTCGCGAGCCACATATCTCTGCTCGTATTCGTATCCCTGCCGTCTAACGATAATCCGCAATTCACCGGGTACTTCTGCCGCATTATAACACTTGACGAATTTTCCATCGGGAATCTGCTCTTCAATAGCGGCAATAATCTCGTTTAACGACATATCTTTTACAACATCACTCATTGTTTTCACCCCGCTTTCCGCTTATAATAAACTCGGAATATTCGCGTTTATGCTCCTCAATGAAAATCACTAACTCGAAGAAATTATGCGAATTAGCAAGTTGCTGTACAGAGTTGCAATCAAACATATTTGGGCAATTCGGCATTTTTCTGATTGCCATAATCTGCTCATAAATCTTATCATTCATCGCCCTCATCCTCGCTTTCAGTCGTTTCGGTTGTATCGGGAATTTTACGTCTGCTCGCTTGCATTTCCTCGTATTTCGCATTTGTAGCGAAGGAGGCGTTGCCCGATAAATTCCGCATGAAATATCGGCGGCAAGCGGAGTATTCGCCACCTATCATGCCGATTTTCAAAAGGTACGTCCGCATCGAAAACTTCTCGCTTTCGACTTCGCGTTCGACTGCGGTCACCCTCTGATGTTTGCGAGCGTAGCGGAATAATCCATATGCGAATTGGCTGTATATTTCCCCGATGCCGACCTCTTCGCTATAAGGGAACACGAACCGCACTGTATCGCCGCCGTCTTGGATTACGAGAGGACTCCCGAGTGCCTTAGTCAGCAGAGTGTGCCGACTTTCGGCGAGTTTGAGCAAGTTTGTCATTTTCTCATCCGACATCGTGCCGTTCTTGGGAATCTCGATTGTGATATTATCCCCCTCTTCTTGGAACACGTCAGCAGAATCCGCCTCACCCTCAATTTCCCCGATGAACCCTGCTTTTGCGAGTGCTTCAATAGTCTCTTTGTCGGCATGAAGAGTGCCGTTATGCTCAAGCGCAAGGCTGTCTTGGAAGGTCTGTCTTTCAATAAAAATGTATGCGTAGGACACTGGGGACATGGAGTATTTCGCCTTTGTCTTGGTGATTTCCTCGATTGCTTTAACGAGCGGTTTCCGCTCTTTTCCTTTGTAATCGCTGAATAAAACTTTCATTTCTAAAAACCTCGTTTTTCTTGATTCTAAAAGGCTTTGTTCGCCTTTCGTTGTCACCATGATAACTCTAACCGAGGCAAAAGTCAACAACATTTTTAATCCATTTTCACGTCCATTGTTTCGGCGATTCCATACAATATATTGTATACACATGGAAGCGCGACCGAGTTGCCCCACATAGAATATTCAGAGGAATCCGCTCTCGGACTCTGCAAGAATTTCTTCACAGCATTTCGGGTCTTCGGGGTTTTGACTTTGCCGACAATTTTGCGTTGAGTTTCAAAAACCGCAAGCCACCAGTCTATTTCGCTTTCCGATGGCTCGAGAGTTTCCAAGCCGTCAAGCCAC